CCACAACCTCAAAGGTACAATCTGATGAGTAAGAAGTCAAGGTAACAAAGTTGCCAACATCTACACCTGTGGTTGCAGGTATTATCTCCTCAACTATCGTTCCATCAAATCTACATTGTCTAACCTTCAAGCTGCTCGTACATGAGCATGATGTCTTGGTTACTGAAATCGAAGCATTGTCAACAACAAATGTTTTAAGACAAACATCGGTAATGGTTTCCGAAGGGTCTAAGACTATCTGCGTAAGGTCGTTGTTACAATCTATGAACAACGCTGTTTGATTTACACCTGTGGTATTAACCAAAGTGTAGCTGTTACAATCTTGGTTACAATTTGTAATGGTTGTAATCTCACTAACTATGGTATCAGTTGTTGCCCCTGTTGAATTTCCAACAACCTCGAACGCACAATTTGGATAACCTGTCAGTTCAACGAAATCTCCCAATGTCAAATCTCTAGTTTCATTTGTCCTCTGAACAATCTCGGTATTCACAACTCCATCTGCCCTACACTCTTGAACAACAAGGTTCTCCCCTGCAACACATCCACAACACGAATCCTCAATAGAACGAGCAGCATAGCATAGGTCAACGACTGTCGGTGCATCGTATATGTATATCAGATATAGGTAGTTACCTGTAGTTGGCATCGTAAAGTCTGCACTAAACAGAGGAGATGTTCCTACGATTGGAACAGCAGGGTTTGCTGCTGCTATCAAGTTTGCAATATCTGTAGGATTGTTTGAATACAATGTATTACTCCTCAGATACTTGAACTCATCCCTTGAAATGTCAAAGTCAAAGTCATCAATAGGTGGTATCTTATTAGACCTAATGGAAACCGTTGCCCCATTTGCAGGTATAAATGCACCACCCTGTAATCCTGTTATGGTATCATACTGAGATACAAGAGGTGTGGATGTTCCTGCTACGAACTCTATTTGCGTACCATGTAACGGAGATATGTATACCCCATCTGTCCAACGATATTCATTGTGGATGAATCTACCTGCATCTGCATTACTCGTAACACACACCTGTATAACTGTCAACTCATCTGCATCGGGGCACTCTACCGTAAACTCTACAACTGAATCTGTTGATGATGTCGATTGTATTATGAAGTCTGCTGTTGTCACAGACACCTTATCCTTGTCTATAGTGAAAGTACCTGTCTGAGCAGGTGAGCCTGTGTTGTAGTTGTCGCCATCGTATGTTCCATAGACTATCAAATCTCCACCACTAACAACATTGAATGTCACAACAACATCCCCAACAAGTTCGCCCAAGTTGTAGCAGTTGCTCAACGATGAATTTCCTGCGATTGTAAATGTCTTAGATACACCACACTCAACACAAACATCTACGGTAGGAACATCTACATCCCCATTCGCAAGTAGGTACTCGTTATAGTGAGGGTCATAACCACCAAGCTGCTGTTTAGGGAATGATTCTATGAACAAATCTCTAAAGTATGTCTGCATACCCAAGTTGGATATAACACTCAACTGCTCGTTGCCATAAGAACTACCCTTCAAGTTTATTACTGCACCCCTCTTCTTGTCCGTAAAGAACTTGTCGTATCCCCACTTCGCATAACTCTCAGGGTTAAGGCTTATGCCATACTCCTCAGACCTAGCTATCTGTGTACCCAACACTTCGGGAACGGATGATATTACACTACCACCTGTACTGTCGCTTATCAAGTTCTTCCCTGCAAGTACATAAGAAATCTTATCCTCCTGCAATACAAGGATGTCTGTCTGCCTACCATCCAACTTCATAACAGGTCCGAAGTCATCCTCCAATGGCTTGAAGTTTAGTAAGCCAAGATTAAACTCATTCAGCTTGTTCACATTGGTTTCATCATTGAATACACCACTATATGTCAAGTCTGCAAATCTGTGTGCCTCCTTGAAATCCTGTGATGATGTCGATGTTGTCCTGTTTCCAAACTCCAATGGCTTACCTACAATCGAATCCCTAATCTTGTAACTCTCCACTCCATTACCAAAGGCAAAGCAGTTGAAGAACTCTGTGTCTATTATTGCAGGTAGAGATGATGTTTGGTTTTGAACATTACCTGTATGCAATCCACTTGTTATTGGATATGATGTAGACGATTCATACCATAGGTCAGGTAACGCATCCTGTGGCTCTGTTTCAAACACAAGAAGATTACTTCTCCTTTTAGTAATAAGTCTGCTATATAGAATAGCTTTTCTATTTGCACTACTACCGCAAGACCTTGTTCCTGTAACAACAAGAACAAGTTTGTTGTTAGGGTATCTAAAGAATTGCAGGTAGTTTATACCAATAGCAGTTGGAACAGAATCCACCGATGCTGCAAGTGTAGGTATATACTGTATGACAGATGGCGTATCTCCACATCCTGTTTCTGTTATTGCGACTGCATTTAACTTATCTTCCATGTTGTCGCCACTAAACCAATCTCGTACATTGTTATAATTATCCTGCACTGTAAAGTCTAGTCCTGTAAAAAGACCTGTAACATCATCTACACTAATCCTTAGCTTTCTTTCTTCACAATCAAAAGGGAAGCACCATCCCCCATTCCTTGAACTTAACAACATAAAGTTTACAACAGAACCAAAAGGAATAGGAACATCTATCCAATTAGTTCCATCAAATTCATTTACAACAAGTTCAACCTTTGGAAATTCTCCTGCATCTTTTTCCTGCTCTCCTTGACGCTCCGAATCAGTAACAGCATACTTGTCAGATATGAAAGAAAAGTCATTTGCTTTTACCTTAATATATACACCCGATGGAACATTTAAAACCTCGCCATCTTCATCGACAGGAGCAGGGTCTATAAAGTCTTCCTCCTTTGCTCCTTTATCTAATACTGTTGTGTACGAACAACCTTTAATAACACCTTCTGAGTCTGCCTTAACTATCAGCCTATCTCCAACCTCAACCTTCCTTGTATTCTCTCCTTCAAGTAATATCCATAACATTCCTGTTTCAGAATCATTAAATGCTTGATTTGAGTATATAGTTTCATATCCCTCCTTGTCAGGCTTTATAACAAACTTATACCTTGATGCCCACGAAGGAGCAACTTGTGTGTTAGGTATCGTTACCCTTATTTTATTCTGTAAATCAGAACTTGAACATGGGATGTGATTGTTGTTTGTTGGACTTACCAATGCAGTAGATGAACGATTAAACTCATCCATGTACACTATACCAACCTCATAACCCCTATTGCTATGCAAACTCTTTGGGTTTCCACCTTTTAAATATTGAATGTTTGAAGAAAGAATTTGATAGTATTCATAAACATTAAATGTTGGAGTTGTGGTATCATCAACAAATCTCATGGCAACAAGTTGAAGACCAATAATGTCAGATGATGTACTTGATATTATTTTTATAGGTTCTCCTGCTGCATCAATCCCACTCTCATATTTTATAAGAGAATCTAAAACTTGTGGGATTGAATCATTAAATACATCCGTTAATGTGTTTCCATTTGCTGCATTTGGAACTGTCTGTATATTTAATGCCGTACCTATACTATCAATAAAGTCGGAATTATTAGCCAACTCAAATGCGTTGCTATAATCCTGCTGTAGTGTGTATGTAAAGTTTATATCTGTAGCATCTGTAGTTTGCACAGGAGATGGTGTATCTCCTGAAAATGTGCTATGTATAAATGAAAAGTTTATAGAAAGTATAGCACCCTTCTTTAATTCTATATCAGAAAAATCTATATTTAATACTGAATCATTTATGTTTTGCCCTCCATCTATAGAATATCCTCCAAGAGAAAATGTGGCAGGTAATACTGATAAGCCTATCTCATTAGATATAACCTCTGTAGTATACTCTAACTTGGTTTCATTACCATTTGCATCCAATAGGTCATACCCCTCCACATAGTTACCATACACTAGACGATTGCCCATGATTGTCTGTGCCTCTGACAATCTCGGAACATTGTCATACAGCCTAAGTATCTCGCTCTCAGGTAGCACCGTAAATATCTTACTGTTACTGAATGTGAATGTGTAATCCGTATTATCAACCAATCCCAACTCACTCTTGTCAAGTTTCTCTATTAGTTTGATTGTGCCTGTGTTCATATCCTTGAACAGCAACTCCACACTCTTGACCAACTCGCCACCTGTGTTGTATGTAATAATACAGGCATTGGTGGCATTTACCATCCCCTCATTTAGATAGGCATCATTTGTAAACTCAAAAGGTTTCGGAATGAATGAAGGTGCAGAGAACTGAGATGTTGCTGAATACTCTCCATCCTCATACCTATACCTGTATGCAAACGATACGAACCTCTCTTCAAGGAAATTATTTTGAATACTTGTTTCTACAGATTCAATGCTCGGAGAGTTTGCAGGTGGTCTTTTTAAAACCAACAACTCCTCTGCTGTAATCTCATCGGTAGATGTCAAGGTTGCAGGTTGACCATAAGACCTGTTTATATTAATCTTTCTTGGTGGATTCAAGTTATCCGTAAAGAATAACATATCTCCAATTAAGTCAACACCTGTAATCAAATACTGCTCATTGAAGTTTAGTGTGGTATTCGCCCCACCACCATCATCGACAGACACCACATGGTATGTTAGTGCAGATGTGTTGGTATTGAATGACACAATCATATCCAACTTACCTGTATTACTCGAAGTAAAGTTTGAATCGTGTACAAACCAATAGATAGTTTCTGACTCTCCATCCTCATACGCACCAACACATCTTGCCTGTGATGTTACATTGACATCTTTAAATCTTAGGGTAGTAAGTTTGGTATTACCCTTTACATTAGATACAGCACCAATCTCGGAATTGTTTTCATCAGAACCAATCCTAATGTTTACTGCATCAATGTATTCTCCATTACGAATAAGCCGTTGGTCAACATCCTTATTCATTCTACCCAATACAAAATTTCTTTTCAAATTTGCCATATTACTTTAGCCACTTGTTTTGACCTCTCATATTCATAAGAAGTCTGCCAGGATGTATGTTACTCAGTCTTATCTTTGCGTTCCTTAGTAGGGCACTCTTTCTCTTCCTAACTCTATTCACTATATACTCCTGCACATTAAGTTTAGAGTTTAGTATCGCATACTCAATGTACGCATACACATAATCCTCGAACAGTTTATTTACTGTTACATTGGCATCGTTGCCACCCTCCATTCCATCAGACACATATTCAAGTATACACTTCTCGGCTGCCATTCCCGATGAGAAGTTTATCACACCACCCTTTCTGTCAATGCTAAAGGTTGGGTTTATGTTTGCAGTTTCAGTATTCAGTCCAAACCTTGAACCAATAGTGTAGTCGAAGTACCAACAACCATCATAGCAATATCCCTCCATTCCATCGAACTGACTATTTTGGTTTAGGTATATAGACTTCTTCTGACCTGTAATTCTATCTAGGTCAAGATGTGACTGTTCGGGTTTCAGTACATTCCCATCCTCATCGAAAAGTATATTGTAATCATTGTCCTGCAAGTAAGCACCACTCCAATTAGTTTGGATATTCTCACTCAATGGGAATAATGTTCCATCCTTATACATAGAAATCCTAACCCAATTCACATAATCGGGAGGCAAGATAAATCTAAGATTATCCCCCACCTCTAGTTCCAAAACCTTAACCTCCTTGAAGGCATCATAGTTCAACTCTTGAATACCTCTCTTTGCATGGAATAGAATCTTATATCTCGGCTCGTTATTGACAAGGCTGTTATTCCCTTGATACATCAACATAAAGTTGTTCACAATATCAGACAGGCTTACATATTGGTATGAACCCCAATTAGCATCAGTAGGTGTGTTGCCTGAGTTCTCATAATATTGATATGCACTTATATATGCCATTACTTATTATTTTAGTTCGTTACTTTCAATCTGCTCCTCTGCCTGTGCGAATTGTACTGCCTGTATCTCTCTGATACTCATACCTGCATACTGCAATATCTTATACACCAATGCTCTCTCTGTTTCAATTGGCAACTCAAAGTCTTGGAAGTCTGCCTGTGATTGGTCAAATGAAGGCTCTCCACCCGATAGAGATACATATGTCCACTTAGGGTCTTTAGGGTATCTGATGTACTGACACTTCACTTCGCCCTGCGTATCAATAGATGTGGGATATAACAACGCTGAGTTTCCACTCTGATTATATGCAGGGAATAATGTAGAAGGTCCTGTAAGGTTTGAGTTCGTAAGCATCGTGATGTTCTTGTTAGACACATTCTCTGCCTCAACTATTCCTGTTCCAACAACCAAGACCTTATTTATAAAGTAGTAATCAAAGCCTGTTGTTGTGGCAGATGGCAAAAAGAATTTGTTTGCTGTGTCATGGGTCAAGTCATCCTCCCTTGAAAAGAAATCTATTACCTCCTCTATGCCCTTCTTAACATCAGCATATCCTGTACCCGACTGCCTCGCATTTTCTTTATTCACATAGTAGTTATACTGAGTAAAGTAATCCTCGAATATATCCATCTGTGCCTGTTTAGCAAACAAGTTGAAATCAGAAGGAGATATATAACCATAATTATTTTTATTCAGTATAGCTAATACTGTATTTCTTACAGAATTTATCATATACAATGTCTTTGTACAAAGATAAACAAAAAAAAAGAAGTGGGATTAACCCACCTCTATAAGAAAAAGGAATCTATGTACGAAGATTTAATCGAGTTGCTTTTCCAAAAAGGAAAGAATCTCAACACCATCATCAGTCTTAAAGAATGATGCTAGGTATTCAGTTACATCCTGCCCAAATGGAACACTTATTAATTTCTTTTTATTACTTTTTAGGTTATAGTAAACCTCCCTGCCATTGTTTCTAAGGCTTAAAATCTTTCCATCAAGAAATGCTCTTACCTTAGATATTAGCTGTAGTTCGGGATTAGTTATTGCATTAAGAAAAGCTGCTGCATCCCTCCTTGCATACACCAATAAATCCCTACGAAGTTCAGCAGTAGTCATTCGAGATACATCATTGCCCAAAAGAACTCGACCTAAAGTTTCTGCCTGTTCTATCGTCAAGTCTTTTGCTGCCTGTAGTGCATCAACCTCTTGAACCATGTAATCTAATTCCTGCTGTGCATCCTTCTCATTGTCTACCTCCTCAAACTTCTTTCCGTTCAATGGATGATAGTGTAAGAACTCTTGAAGCACAGGGTTTGTTTTTGGAACTGCAAGGAATCCATCCTCAAAGATAATAGGACTTAAAATTGCATTTCCATCCTGCTCATCCTCAAATGGACTTCTTTGATTCGTTGCATATCTTAGCACCCTATTCTCATTCTTCTCCTCATCGAAGTATAATAGTGGCGACCTTCTTGTATGTTTCGATGGCAATACAAATGCCAAAGGTACAGAACCCCTTAGTAGTCTATAGGTTCTATCTTTAACCTCTCTCTTCATTGAATTAAAATTTGATTTGAATTAAGGAATTTGGAGTGTCTTTAAAGACACCCCAATCCTTTTCAATATTATAAAATCTGTATTATAAACTCTATCCTATTGCTCGAATAAGAAGAAGTTGTTTGCACCCATAGTACATACACATCTTTCAGATAGGAAGTTTACCTCCATTGCATCCAAATCAGATGTAGCTGCACCACCTGCTGAACCTGTAATCCAAGTCTTCATCTTACGGTCTTCTGTTTGAGAAGCACGATAACGAATGTGTAGGAAAGGTCGTTTAGCGTTCTTACCAAGAACTTGGTCGTATACGGTTGTTGTACCCGCAGGTACTAATAGACCATTTACTTTACCTGAACCTGCTGCTGTTGGAAGTCCACCACGCATAGTTGGGTCGTTCAAGTATTTCCAATCAGACTTGTAGAAGTCATATCCTCTACGGAATCCTGTGAATCCTAGATTCAATGCCATGTTCTCATCGTTGTCGAACAATCCGTATGATGTACCACCCACACCGTAAGAGTTCTGAGCAGCCAACATATCATCAATGTCGAATCCGAAATCTCTGTCAAGGAAGATTACATTCTCCTCGATAGCACCCTGCTTGTCAAGGCGAGAGATGATTGTATCAAACTCTGCAAGAGAAGATGGATTACCACCTGACCATACATTACCTCTGTTCTCTACTGAGTAGAAGATACCATCAGTACCTTTAAGACCTGCTGCGATAGCACCTGATGCTGCTTCGGCAGGAACTGCTTCAATCATTGAAGTTTCAAGGTAGTCCTCGAAACGAAGACGAGTTTCATGCTCAGACTTCAAGTACCATAGGTAGCCTGTTGCTCCGTTCTCAGTTGTTACTTCTACCCAACCGATTTGAGCCATGTCAGAACCGTTTACAGCATACTTATCCTTTAGGATAATTGGAGAGTTCTCGAAGATTTCATCATCTGCTTCAAGACTTCCCTGCATACCTGCTGTTCCTTTTTGGAACTCAGAACCATAAATAAATACTGTAACCTGTGCTGCACCAAACCCTGCACCTGCTGTAACTAAACCATCTGCTTCGTAGAAAGCTACATCGAATTGGTTGTTAGGTAAATCAACTGATGTGACAATTGCCTTGTTAGAACCTGACCCATCATTTTGAATAACCATAATAGTCTGTCCTGTTCTCAAAGCAATATCATTGTCTGTACCAAATGCAGGAACACCTGCATCATTCACTTGAAGTGTAGCTGTGTCTGAGGTTGCTCCATCCGCAATATCAATACCTACATTTGTGTATTTAATGTGAAGACGACCTTGCTCTGCCCACTTTACTAGGTCAGAGTTTGAAGGAATCTCTGCTCCTACCATACGAAGGAATGAAGAGATTGTACGATTACCATATCTTTCAAACTCCTTCTCGTAAGTGTCAGGTAGATACTGATTCAAG